TGGCACAGACCTACATGGATGCCTACAACGTCGGTGTTGAAACATCAGGCGAACGTATTGAAAGCGTCCTAGACCTGCCTGAAGTCGATTATCCGACCGGGCCGACGGCCCGCAACATCTCGACAGGCACCGTCAACCTGGGTCACGACACCGCCTACACCGTCCCCGCAGGCACAAACGTGCTGGCCTACCTCAACCAAATCAACGGCACCGCCGAATTCGGGCGTCTATTTGTGTCGCGTGACGGCGTGCTGACATTCCAAAACCGCATCGGTGCCACGCTCAGCGGATCGGTTGCCGACTTCAAAGACAACGGCACAGGCGTCAAATACGACAACGTAGGCATCACATTTGAAGCTGACAGCGTCGTAAACCGTGCCTATGTGCAAAACCTCGGCGGCTCTAACGCAACAGCCACCGACACCGCCTCAATCGCCACCTACTTCATCCAAACCGAGAGCATCACCAACAGCCTGTTGGAGACCAGCGGATCGCAGTTGTCGGCCGCAGCCACCTACCTGCTGAACGGCGAACCCGAAGCCAGGTACACCGACGTCGCCACCAAATTCGCCATGCTCACTACCGCTCAACGCGACACCGTTGCCATCATCGACATTGGTGACACGATCACCATTGAAAAAACCTTTACGACAGGCACCGGGACAACCAGCCTCGGCCAAGAATTATCGGTCGAAGGCATCGAGCATTTGATCGACTTCAACACCGGGCACCGCGTCAACCTGTACACCGCCGCCACCACCATCGTCTACCAGCTCATATTGGATGACCCGACATATGGCGTTCTTGACGCCTTGAATGTTTTAGGATAGGAGACACCATGCCAAACACACAGACCAGCGTTCCCGCATTTACCGCCGGGCAGGTTTTGACCGCAGCTCAAATGACCGAAGTCAATACGGGCATCCCCGTGTTTGCGACCACCACGACCCGTGATGCGGCGTTTGGTGGAACAGGGGAAAAGACGCTTGCCGAGGGTCAATTCGCATACATCGAAGCAAGCAACACGACCCAATATTACGACGGCGCCGCATGGCAAACCGTAGGTCAAACACCAGGCTTGACTTATTTGACAGGTGCATCATTCAGCACCGCAACATCCGTGTCACTTCCGAATAGCACGTTTACCAGCACATATGACCATTACCGTTTCATGCTGGTGCTTACCGCGCTGACTTCCGACGCCACGTTTAGCATCCGAATGCGCGCAAGCGGATCCGATGATGCCAACGCAAACTACGCAACTATGTTTGGTGGCCCAGCAACAAACAGCACTTTTCTTTACGGTGTCAACAATGGCGCAACAAGTTTTACCGCAGCCGAATGTGACTCAGGTGTCGTGCGGTACACCTGCGTAATTGACATTCTCAATCCGCAAAAAGCGTCGCCGACCTATATTACGGGTCACATCGGCTTTATCAACACATCCGTCACCGCTTTGTACGGTTACAGCGGTGCAGCAACATACGGCGCAAATACTCAATTTGACGCAATCAGCTTTATTAGCTCGGTTGCTAGCAGCATGACCGGAACATACAAGGTCTACGGATACTCGAACAGCTGAGGCTCATCATGACTAAACCAGTAATTCAAATCGGTGACGAAGTACGCGAAATGACTGATCAGGAACACGCTGAATGGCTAGCCCTGAACGACGAAATCGCTGCCGTCAAAGCAGCAAAAGACGCTAAAGAACAGGCACGTGCCGCCGTCCTTGCCAAACTCGGCTTGACCGCCGACGAAGCCGCCGCACTACTCGGATGACAAAGTGGATACTCCGATTGTGGTGGCTGTCATCGCTGGCGCTTTCTCTGTACTCGTTGCGATCATTCATCGGGGCCAAAAAGAAAACCATAAAGATCACGGACGGGTACACGAAGCGCTGGGCCGAATAGAACAAAAAATTGACCACCACACGGAGAACCACCCATGAGCAAACAAACCAAAGCAATGCTCGCTAGTTACGCTCGATCCGTCATCGCCGCCGTTGCAGCTGTCGCAGCCACCGGCAACACCGACCCGCAAGACCTCGCCAAAGCCGCAGCAGCCGCCTTGCTCCCCGTCATCATGAGATGGGCCAACCCCAACGACGTAGCGTACGGTCGTGGCAATAGCCAAAGCTAAACCCGGCGTACCAGGCGCCACCGACTACATTGGCAACGCCGATGGCCCCGCCAAAGGCCCACGCCCAGGCATGGACGAATGGATCCGTCAAGCTGTCAAATACGCCAACGGCTCACTATGGAATAACGGCTCGTACGGGCAACGTGACATGAAAGGCAAACCCGGCACACTCTCCGTACACGCCACAGGGCGCGCCGTCGACCTTTCCTACCGTGATATGCCTGATCATCGTGGCAAACCAAACGGGCGACAGCTCAGCAAAGTGTTTATTGAGGCGTGTGTAGCCAACGCCAATGAGCTTGGCGTACAAATGGTCATCGACTACTGGCCGCAGCCATTCGGTCGAGCATGGCGCTGCGACCGCATGGCTTGGCAGGTCTACCAAAAAGCCACCGTCTCAGGCGCACCGGGCGGCGACTGGTGGCACGTCGAGATCACACCCAAAATGGCAGACAACCCAAACCTCGTAAAAGCCGCATTTCTCAAGGTGTTTGAGGGTATTCCCGCATAGGCCCGTCAGATCCCCTAGGGTGGGATCACCGACGAAAGGAACCTAGCCATGACATTGAACCCATTAGCCGCATTAGCCACCCTAGTTACAGCAGTCCTAGGGCTAACAACGCTCCTAGAGGCTCCTAGACCGCTCTCAGGGCAACCTAGCGCCACGACCACACCCGCATCATGGGACGTGTACCCCACCACGACGGTCGGGCAGACGACCGTCACCGAGACCAGCTTGCCGACCACGATCGTTAACTGTGACGACGTTGTAAACCTCGCCCGGCAAGTTGGCTGGCCCGAAGATCAACTCGACACGCTGGCGGTAGTGGCCCTCAGGGAGAGCAACTGCACAGCAACCGCCCACAATGTCAACGATCCGATGGGTGGCAGTTATTCCATCATGCAGGTCAACGGTTTTTGGTGCTTGCCAAATACCTATTGGCCGATTGGTTGGCTACAAGCGCAAGGCGTTCTCGACCATTGCGCTGAGCTGTTTATTCCCGAGGTCAACCTGCGCGCTGCACTCGCCATCTACAACAATTCCGGGTGGGCACCGTGGGCTGCCACAGCACCGTGACACACCTGTGATAGAACATCCCTACATAGATCCCGACGACACACTCAGCAAGGAGACCCGACAAATGATGGCCGACAACTTTCAGCCGACCTCAGCATCCGCAAAACAACTAGAAGCGCTCAACCAACTGGTCGACGCAATCTTCAACCCGCACAGCGACGTCATTCGACGTTTACGCACCATCCGCAACGCAATGAGCTTGTGCGACCCGGAACCGCTGTACGACATTGAGACGATTGACAAGGCGATTGCCGCATTGGAGAAGGCACGATGAACTGCACCATTTGCAAAGGTGTTATCGCATGGCCCGACATTCAAGGCCGCACCCATTTCGTGTGTGACGGTCGAGTACCAGCAGCCAAACCAGTCACGCCATATGGGCAAGCGATGCAAATTAGCCAGGCGGTCGCCGACGCCAAATGGACACCCGCACAGCAACGCCAAGTCGACGCCGCCATCGACGCCTGTGCGCGCGAAATCGGATATTTCACCGCTGACGACGTGTGGGCCAAACTTGGCCAACACTTCCCCGTCACCAAAGGGCTTGCTGGTCGGCTCAATGCAGCTGTGCGACGCCGCACCATCGTGAACACCGGCGCCGTACGCCACGCCAACCGTGGCGGCCAGCATGATCACGCACAACGCCTCACCGTATGGGCAGCCGCATGAACTGGCGCATTCTCATCATCAGCGCTGTCATAGCAACCATATTTACAAAACCGTTGATGAAGTGGCTTGAAAGCAGAAACTGGTAATGGCATTTGACCTGAGCAACTACGAAACCGTTGAGGATCGCTTAGCCCGATTTTGGGTAGATCACCCGACAGGCCGCATCGAGACAGCAATGATGGCGTACGACGGCGACAGCTGCATTTTCCGCGCCGAGGTTTACTTTGACGCCAGCCAGGCGACACCCACCGCGACTGGCTACGCCGAAGAAGTCAAAGGGTCAAGCCCAGTCAACCGAACATCATTCGTTGAGAACTGTGAAACGTCTGCGATCGGTCGTGCGCTCGCTAACTGCGACTACGCGACGCACGGCAAAAGGCCATCCCGTCAGGAGATGGCGAAGGTGCAGCGGGCGGGGGCGGGCAACCTTGCGCCCGGATCGGATGCCCCGCCCGTTGCGCCGGAATACATCACCACCGTCGGCGGATCAAAAGCCGCTACCCCAAAACAGGTCGGCTACATGAAAGCGTTAGCCAAGAAATTGTCGCTCGATGAAGAGGGCCTGTTCAATTATGTGCAACAGGTGCTTGCTAGTGATGCAGCTGTGCCCGAAGCCCTCACGATCGCCGAAGCCAACCGCGTCATCGACGCCCTAAAGAAAGATACGCAATGATCAACGCCGTAATCGGTACAGCCATTGCGTTGGCATTGTTCGCAATTGGCGGCGCATATGCACGTCGATGGGAGAAACGCTGACATGAGCCTTGAGCAAGCCGACAAACTGATCGACATGATTGCGCGCGTCAACGCGCTTGAACTTGAAAAAGCACATAAGGATGAGCTGCTGAAATACCTGCGGTGGGCGCTGCGTAAAGCGGTCAAGGCCTACTGGTACAGCACCGAAATCAACGTCGACTAGATCGACCACAGACCTAAGCCCGTCGCGGGGCGGATGGATGACACCCGGTAACGGGGGTAGATTGACGCGCCCTAAAACAGCAACACGAAGGTGGCGGGGCAAAGCGTCAAGGCGATGACGTTCAGCAAGTTGGTTAGTGGGACGCGGGTAGAGGCAAGCCGCGGGGTGGGCATTACACCCGTCTGTCTCCACGTCAATGGCTAAGGTTGATAACAAACAATGCGCCACAAACCTGAACCCGACACAACGCTCGACCATGCACCCTGGTCAGCAAGCCCCCCTCGGGGGGCGCAGCTGGATGGGGGGGCGCACACCACCGAACTCAAACTCTTCAACACAGGCCAAACCACATACACGACCGACGACTACTACACCCCACGCTGGATATTTGACGCAATGGGCATCACATTCGACCTTGACGTAGCTTGCCCGCCATTCGGCCCAGTCAACGTGCCAGCCACCAACTACTACACACAAACCGACGACGGCCTAACCCAACCCTGGTACGGACGTGTGTGGATGAACCCCCCATACAGCAAACCATCACCATGGGTAGAACGATGGCTAGACCACGCCAACGGCATCGCACTATTGCCATACTCAAAATCTAAATGGCTACAAACGCTGTGGGATAGCAACGCTGCATTGGTCTACATTTACTCACTCAAATTCGAACGCGTAGACAAACGGATGAACGGAAGCACCCCATTCCCACTAGGCATATGGGCCATTGGCGACGACAACGTCAAAGCCATAGCCAAACTAGGACGCGTCAGATGAACCGCAAAGAATACCGATCACCCGGCTACCAGCAAGCCCGCAAAGCCCTACTCGCCGACAACCCAATCTGCCATTGGTGCCGACGCCGACCCGCAACCGAAGCCGACCACCTCATCGAAGTAGACCGCGAAGGCACACACAACGACGGCCTCGTACCATCATGCAAACCCTGCAACGCAGCACGAGGCGCAACACATCGCAACAAAAAACTTGCGGCCGCAAAGCAAGCAAGAGAGAAAGCCCTAAACGAATTTTTACACGCAAACGAGATCACCCCGAGCCCCAATCTCGAATATCCCAAGACCAGCTTGAACCAGCCTGAACTGGCGGTGACTAGCCATGACCAGCCTCGACTGGAGACGATTAGCCCGGATGGGGCGGGATCGTTCGGGCCACTTGTGGGGGACATATGCCTGGACGCTCTTGGGCTTGAGTTGATGCCGTGGCAGGTGCATTTTCTTGATCGGGCGTTGACGTTTGATGATGAGGGGCTGTTGCTGCATCGGTCGGCGTTGGGGTCGGTGGCACGTCAGAATGGGAAGTCGATCATCTTGAAGTCGGTCATCCTGTTTTGGCTGTTGGAGATGCCGAAGATCCGTGGCGAGAAACAAACGATCGTGTCGGTTGCGCACCGCCTTGACTTGGCCGTCATGGTGTTCGACGACTTGGCCGACATTTTGGAGAACAAGTACGGCGCCTATGTGTCGCGGTCGTATGGCCGCAACAAAGTGACCATGCCGGACGGTACGACGTGGTGGATCAAAGCCGCCAAACACAACGCAGGCCACGGCATGAGCATTGACCTACTGATCGTCGACGAGTTGTTCGACGTTGACGCTGAGGTCGTCGAGGGCGGTCTGATGCCAGCGCAACGCGCCCGCAAAAACCCGTTCGCCCTGTTTATGTCGACCGCAGGTACCGAAGCGTCTGTGTTATTCCAGCGTTGGCGTGAGCATGGTTTACGCGCAATCGACAGCGGGCAACCGACCGTCAACTACATGGCTGAATGGTCACCACCGCCACACGTTGACCCAATGTCGCCGGCATCGTGGACATGGGGCAACCCCGCCATCGGCCACACGCTCACCCTGGACACGTTGCAGCAGGAAAGCGAAAATCCTGACCGCGCATCATTCCTACGCGCCAGCCTCAACCTGTGGGTCACGGTTGCCCGCGGTTGGATCGCACCTGGACGCTGGCCCGAGCTTGAACATCGTGGCCCGATCCCGATGGGCGGCATCATCGCCATTGAAGCCAGCCTGGACGACAGCCGATACGCAGCTGTACGCGCCGTCAACCTGCCCGACGGACGCACCGTCTGCACCATCGCATTTGTCGTCGACACCATCGGGGAGCTGTACGACAAGCTGGCTGAAGTCGCCGCCGACCCAACGGTACGGTTTGCTATGTCGCCCAGCATTGACGCCATCTGCCCGCCTAATTTGGAGCGTCGCCGCGTCATCGTTGGGTACGCCGAACTTGGCAAGCTCACCCCAGTCGTGCGCGACCTGATCAACCAGGGCAGGCTGCTGCACACCGGGGAAACCATGCTTGCCGAACACGTGCAACGCGCCGTCGCGGTCAAAACGCAGAATACGTTGGTGTTGTCGTCGCAACGCTCACCCGGCCCAATCGAATTAGCCAGGTGCATGGTGTGGGCTGCGGGCATGGTCGCTCGACCAGCACAAAGCGGTCGCCCAATGATCGTCAGCGTGTAGTGTTGCGACGTACCCGCCCCGGCCTTTCGTCGGGATCGTGTCGGCGGGCGGGTACACATAAACGCTTGACGCTTGTGGCACACTTGACGCATGGCCCTGTTCGCTAAAAAGACCGCCGCAATCAGCACCACACCCGTCGCTGAAGTGCAGGCCGCTGTCGGTTACACGTCAAACGCGCAAGGCCCAAACATGATCGGGCAGTATTACACCTACCAGGAAGGTGAAGCCCGCAACCGCGCAATCTCGGTACCTGCAATCAACCGCGCCCGCGACCTCATGGCATCCGTCATCAGCTGTATGCCACTCAAGATGTACAACGAAGTTTGGAACGAACTTGAGGAAGAAATGACCAAGGTGTATTTGGCACCGCGGTCATGGCTACGTCGACCCGACCCAACCGTGCCATACGGGCATTTGATGGCTTGGACATTTGACGATTTATTTTTCTACGGAAGAAGTTTTTGGTACACAACCAGTCGCACGGCTGACGGCTACCCCGCATCGTTTACTCGTTTGCCGACCGGGTCAATTACGACACCTGATCAGGTTGGCCCGGTTTGGTTTGGCCCGTCAAAACAGATCTACTTCAACGGTGGCGAACTTGACCCTGCCAACGTTGTGCAATTCCTGAGCCCAACTCAAGGCTTAATTTATTCGGCACCGGGCGCCATTGAGACCGCGCTAAAGATCGAGGCGGCCCGCAACCGTAACGCATCAAGCTCAATCCCAGCAGGCATCCTCAAGCAGACCGACGGCGAGCCGTTGAGCGCTCAAGAATTGACCGACATTGCCGCCCAATTCAACGCGGCCCGCGCCACCAATCAGACTGCGGCGCTCAACCAGTATCTCTCATACGAACCCACGACGATGACGCCCGACCGAATGTTGCTTATTGAAAGCGCAAACTATTCGGCGCTCGAAGCCGCCCGCCTTGGCAACGTCCCGCCGTATTTGGTCGGTGTGAGCACCGGATCGTACTCTTACCAGTCAGCACAGCAGGCGCGCGCCGACCTTTACATTTTCGGTGTCAAGCTGTACGCCGAAGCAATCGCCGCCACCTTGTCAATGGACAACGTCCTGCCACGCGGCACATACGTTGAATTCGACGCCGACGAATACCTTGAAGAGGAATACGCAGCCGACAAAATGGATGAACCATCAGAAGTCAACATCGAAGAAAACACGCAAGAGAGGATCGCAAACCGATGATCAAATTTCACGCTACCGACATCAGCATCATCGCTGGTAAAGGTGCAGGCCGACGCGAAATTAGCGGCGTCGCCGTACCGTACAACGTCAAAGCAACCGTCGCATCCGGGCAAGACGTCATCATCAAGCCAGGCGCATTACCTGTTGAAGGCAAAGCACCGCGCCTCTTCATGTACCACGACAGCACAATGCCTGTCGGTGTCGTTACCGAGCGCGTCGACAGCCCCGAAGGGATGCTGTTCACCGCCAAAATCTCGGCATCAAGCCAAGGCCAGGACGCCATGATCATGCTGTCCGAAGGCGTCATCGACCAGGTATCCATCGGCGTCACCCCGACCGACTTCAGCTACGACGACGACGGCACCATGATCGTCAAGGCCGCCGACTGGGTAGAGCTGTCGCTCGTACCCGTCGGAGCATTTGGTGACGCAGCCGCCATCACCGAAGTAGCCGCAAGTATCCACCAACCCGAAGAAGAAATCGGCAATACTGAACAAGAGACCCCACAAGAGGAGACACCAGCAATGGAAAACGCACCAGTCGTCGAGGCCGCCGCAGTCGAGGCCGCGATCCCAACCGCACCAATCCCGGCACAGCCCAAGCGCAAGTTTGACCTGCCAACCGCAGGCGAATACCTCGCCGCAATGCACATCGGTGGCGAAACGTTCCGCAACGTCGCAGCAGCCGCCCGCGACTTCGCACTCTCGCGCCAGTCAGCACTTCAGGCAGCCGCAGGTGACACCCTCACCACCGACACGCCTGGTTTGCTCCCCGTCCCAGTTCTCGGCCCGGTATTCCAGGATCTGAACTACATCCGCCCAGTCGTCGCAGCAATCGGCGCCCGCGCCATGCCAGACGGTGGCAACCAAAAGACGTTCATCCGCCCAACGTGGACAACGCACCCGTCGGTTGCAACCCAGTC